GACTTTAATGTCTGGTTCGCTAAAAGATATAGAACATTATAAATATTTGCAAGGCGAGCTTTCTGCTTTATACTATATAACTAACGAACTAAAAGACTTTTACAAGGAAAAATAAATGGCAGAACTCAGATCTACAAATGACATAGTTGCAGATGCTTACATAAAAGAAGAAGCTAGGGTACTAGATCCTACTTTATTGGATAAATCTTTAATAGACCGTATGCCGCAACCAACAGGTTGGCGTATGTTAGTTTTACCTTACGCGGGTAAAGCGCAAACAGAAGGAGGAATCCTTCTAACTAAAAAAACAGTTGACCGTGAGGCTTTGGCTACAGTTGTTGCTTACGTGGTAAAAAAAGGACCACAATGCTACAACGATAAGGCAAGGTATGGAGGAACACATTGGTGTGAAGAAAAGCAATGGGTTTTAATAGGGCGCTACTCTGGCTCTAGGTTTAAATTGGAGGACGGTGCAGAGGTACGAATCATCAATGATGACGAAGTAATAGCTACCATACTCGATCCAGATGACATAGCGAGTTTATAATATGAATGAACAAGAAAATACAGCAGCAATTCAACCAGAGGTTGATGACGTTGAAGTAGAGGTACTAGAACAAGATGTAGTAGAAGCGTCTCCAGAAGATGAATTGGACACTTATACTAAGTCGGTTTCAAAAAGAATTAATAAATTAAATGAGAAACATAGAGCAGCTGAAGAAAGATCTGCTAGATTAGAACAAATGTTAGCTCAAAAAGAAGCTGAATCAGCTGCTTATGGCCAAGAAAGGATGCAAACAAGGCATCACATAATTCAAAAAGAAGAAGAGGCAATACAAGCAAAAGAAATGCAAGCAGATGAATTGTACAAGAAAGCCGTACAATCCAATGATGCTGATTTGATGTCAAAAGCTGATACATTAAAAAGTGATCTTAGTATTCAAAAGGAAAAGGTTAGAATGGCAAAGGCGCAAAGCGAAGCTGCTTTTAGTAATCCTCAGCCTATACAACCTCAACAATACTATCAAGAACCACAACAACAAGAAGTAAAGCCAACAAAAGAAGCTGAATCTTGGCATGAACAAAATCAATGGTATGGAGATACTAGCGATGAAAATAATAGCCAGGCTACACAGTTTGCATACTTTACTCATTACAATTTAGTAAACGAAGGATATGAACCAGATTCAGATGAATATTACGATCAGTTGAATTCTAGAGTTTACAAAGTTTATCCAGACTTAAATTCTGGTAAAAATGTCGCAAGAGAAGGAGCTAAACCCGCTGTGCAAAGAGTTGCTCCTGCTTCCGTTGGAAGTCGACAAAAAACACAAGGCAAAAAGAACGGAGTGACTTTCTCTAAATCAGAAGTTGAACGTCTCAGAGGTTTGAAGCCACACAATATGTCGGAAGACATGTGGTTAAAATCTGTTGCTAAAGAAAAACAAAAAATTTCCGCAAGGGAGGCAAAATAATGACTAATGAAATAGAACAAGCACCAAACAGAAAATCCCGTGAATCCGAGAGCCACGCTAAAGAAACTCGCAGACAACCATGGAGGCCAGTTAGAAAACTAGAAACACCGCCTGCACCAGAAGGATACGAATATCGATGGATAAGAGAATCTATGTTGGGTGTAGAGGACAGAGGTAATGTAAGCAGAAGACTTAGAGAAGGTTGGGAACTCGTAAGAGGGACTGATTTACCGCAAGAATATGCTTTACCTACAATGGATTCTGGAAAACATACTGGCATCGTATATAACGAAGGTTTACTATTAGCAAAGATGCCACTTGAAACAATCGCAGAGCGTAATGCTTATTACGCAGGAAAAAACCAACAAGCCAAAGATGCTTTAGACAATAATATGTTTAATGACTCTAGGAAAGATGGTAGATATGTCAAGTACGATGCTGATAGAAAATCTAATGTTACTTTTGGGAAAAAGTAACAATCATAAAAAGGAGAAACTAAATGGCTAACAAAGACAGCGCATTTGGATGTAAACCTGTACGTATGATGGGTGGAGCTCCCTATTCTGGCGGCCAAAGTCGTTACAGAGTGGCGAGTGGAGTCACAACACCACTGTTTCAAGGTGATCTTGTTACTCAGCTTACAGCTGGGGTATTAGGAAGACATGTTGCAACTGGAACCGTTCCGATTGTCGGAGTGTTCAACGGGTGTTCTTACACAGATCCAACCACAGGCGAACAGGTATTTAAGAACTATTATCCTGGCAGTATCTCTGCCTCGGATATCATTGCTAACATAATTGACGATCCAAACGTAGTGTTTGAAGTCCAAGCAGATGACACCTTCCCGGTGGCAGATCTGTTCGGTAACTTTGACATTGTTGACGGTTCACCAGTTGGCGATACAGCATCTGGAAGATCAAATCTAGAGCTTGATGTAACTACCGGTAATACTACCGCGACTTTACCTCTCAAAGCACTTGATGTCTCCCAGGATCCCGATAACTCAGACGTAGCGTCTGCCAACACCAATGTACTATGTGTGATTCAAAACCACATAATGGGACAGAAAGGTGCTGGTTTAGCATAAGGTAGGTAAATAATGGCAATATCAAGAGCTCAATTAGCTAAAGAACTAGAGCCAGGGTTAAACTCTTTATTCGGCTTATCTTACGATGAGTACAACCGTGAATATGAAGAAATTTTCAACATTGAAGATTCTTCTAGAGCGTTCGAAGAAGAGGTCCTAATCACTGGATTCGGTTCTGCACCAACTAAAACTGAAGGACAAGGAGTAGTTTTCGACAACGCTACTGAAAGTTACAGTGCTAGATACACCCACGATACAGTGGCACTAGCATTTGCACTTACAGAAGAAGCTGTAGAAGATAACCTCTATGACTCTTTAGGTAAAAGATATGTTAAAGCACTCGCAAGATCTATGGCTAACACCAAAGAAGTAAAAGGCGCAGATGTTTTAAATAACGCTTTCTCTAGTAGTTTTACTGGAGGAGACGGTAAATCTCTAATAGCAACAGATCACCCTCTAGCGGGCGGTGGTTCAGCGGCTAACAGAGCATCATCAATGGCGGATCTTAATGAAACTTCATTAGAAGATGCTTTGATTGACATATCTAACTTCACAGATGACAAAGGACTAACAATCTCTGTTCAAGCTGACAAATTAATTGTTCCTAGTGAACTAGTATTTGTTGCTGACAGAATTCTTAATTCTTCGCAAAGATCTGGCACTGCTGATAATGATATCAACGCAATAGCTAACACAGGTGTTTTACCTGGTGGTTATTCTGTTAATCATTACTTAACAGATCCAGATGCTTTCTTCATCTTGACTTCTGTAACATCACAAGGCGATGGCCTTAAAATGTTCCAAAGAACTGGCATGGAAACTTCCATGGAACCAGATTTCTCTACTGGAAACATTCGTTACAAAGCACGTGAAAGATATAGCTTCGGTTTCTCTGATTGGAGAGGAGTCTACGGCTCACAAGGCGCATAAATTGAACGATTAGAAATACCGTTTATTACTCAAGTATTTCAAATTAAGGGCCTCAAAAGGGCCCTTTTTTTTGGCCTAAAATAATTAATACTTCTTTGTGCAAACACTTGCACATTTATACATAAATGCTTATAATAGATACGTGAGAAAAGATAATGAAAACAAAAACGGAGAAAAATATGGATATTAATAATATCGATTTGTTTGCTACAAAGAAAAAAGCAGAGGGTAAAAGAGTTGCGTTATATGACGGAGCTGATATTAGTTTAACAGGCACTGTTGCTGTGGTTGACTATGAAGGCGGCTATTATCCCTTGGTTGATCTTAAGATTGGTGATGTTGCAAGCTGGGACCAAGCAGAGATTGATGTTTGGAACACTGATCAAGGATTGGATAAAAACACGGTTGATATGATCATCAATCAAAGCATGTGGCCAAGCCACGAAACAAACGAGAGGGTAGCGTAATGATAATGAATGTAATTTACAACAAGGACGCAGCAGACAACGCTGTTACGGTAGAGGATTATCCTTGGGGATACAAATTGAGAACCAAGAGAAAGTATTGGATTGAGACAACTAAAAGAGGTGACAGACTTTGTTACCAGACTTTGAATCCAAAGACTGACAAATGGTGCGCTGTGAAAAAGAGCACTTATAGCGGTATTGAGGTTCTTTATGAGAACGAAGATGGACATATCAAGACTTATGGACTAGATCCTCAGTGGGCCACCAAAGAAGGTCTTGCTAATTTCCAAAAGAATGTTGATGAAACCAAGTTGACCGATGCTCAAAGAGCTAAGATTTGTGAGACTAAGACAATTCTGCATTGTCAGAAACTTGTAAAGGTTGAGTTTGTCAATACAACAATGATGGATCCTGCTGAGAAAACAAAAAGAGACGCTCAACAAAAAGTAGAAACAAATAAACTAAATAACTACGCTAACCATGTTTATGGAAAGTGCTTGGTTAAAAATGGGATTGCTTAATGAAAACAATCACTAAAATATTTGTAGACATGGATGGAGTCCTAGCGGACTTCATCAAAGGGGTTGAAGGTCCTAAGTATCTCAATGGCCCAATGGATAACAACACCTACACTGAAAAAAAGATAGTAATAAGCAACAAGGGTTTGTTTAGAGATCTACCACCTATGCCAGATATGCCAGATTTAATTAATTACATTAATAATCTTGGGGTATATTGGGAAATTCTTACCTGCACAGGAGAGATCAATAGACAAAAGGTTGCTAAAGATAAAACAGCCTGGATCAGAGAACATGTA